TTAACTTTCAGATAGTTCGTATTCAATCTCCATAAGCCTTACTTCAAGCTCCAGCGATGTTGTGTAGCCGTTGTTGTTTAACGCGTGCGTCACCTTTGTGATGGTCCATGCCTGTTCATCAATTACCCGCTTAAAACCCGTAACGCGTACCGGCATTTCAGGAAAGAGATCTGCCCGGCCAGTGGCAAGGCTTACTGAAAATTCAGCCACACCGCGCTGCAACTTATCCCACTTTGCCTGTGCCGCGCGCGTGGCCTGCTCCTTAGTGGAAAAAATCGTTGTCAGCGCAAAAACATTATCCGCTTCACCGGCCATGTACTCACCTTCACGGGCTTCCTGCTCTTTGGTCGCTTTCTTTTTTTTGACCGGCTTTGCTTTTGGATGCTGTTGAGTGGTGGTGTGCTGGTCGTTGGGCTTACGTGTGAGTCTGACCTTTTGTTTTTGCGGCTTCGGGTCTTTGGTATGCAGCCATCGCGCCGTGACGCCGGTATAAGCCCCCCGGTCAGCGATGGCAAACTGATGCCGGTCGCCATCACTACGCGCAATAATTACCTGCGGAATGGGCTTGCCGCTGACCGTTACGCCACGGCCCGCCCGGATAAATAACAACTTACCGGCTTTTACCGACACCTCTGCGCCGTTACGCCCGGCAAGGCGCGTCAGGAATTTAATGTCGGACTCCTGCGACTGGTCAATATGAGGAATGGCTATCCCGGCCAGCTCAGGTGTGACGGCGGCGGTCAGCCTGTTACGGCTGGCAATTGCATCCACGATGGCCCCGAGCGTGGTGTCGTGCCATGACCCTTCACGGCGGGAATTAAGCGAGCCGCGAAAATCCGCGCTGCGGGCGCGAATGGTGACCGTATCCGGTGCCCCCCGGTGTTCAACCTCATCCACGGTGAAACTGCCTTTCCCGGTCAGGGCCGATCCTTTCCAGCCAATAAACAGCGACACAACTGCCCCGCGTATTGGCAGCTCGACCAGCCCGTCGCTGTCGTCGAGTTCAATATCGAGCTGGTCGGCCTCAAATCCCCGGTTGTCAGTCAGCGTGAGGTTAATCAGGCGCGGGCTGATATTGCCGGTTATGTCCCGGCTGTTGAGCGTCAGCATAAAATCAGGCGTCAGCGTACCGCCTGCCAGACTCGTCAGCGCATCCAGCATTATCCGGCCCCCATGATGTCGGTGATTTTGCCTGCCATGCCGGATGCCTTACCGACAAGGGATTCAGCCTGCTTTCCGATATCGCCATACAGCGCCGCGAGCGACTCATCCACGCGTGTTAAGGTCAGGGTGAAATCAATCCGGCGTGCCGACCCGTCGGAAAAAAACAGGCTTCCGGTTTCGCTGACGTTGTTGATGACATACATGCCGTAAATTGTGCCGTTACCGTCCATGAGCGGCCAGGCGCGGCCCTCTTCGGCCATCATCCTGACCGTTGTCATAGTGAGTCTGCCGCCGGTGAACTCAGGATACAGGACACCGCTCAGGGTGATTTTTTCCTCCCCGACGCCGAGAAACTGAAAGGCGTCACGTCTGCCGACGCGACTGTTTGACGGCCAGCGGTAATCCGCGTCACGCTGCATATTCTGGTAGGGCAGCGTCTGACGCATAAAGACAAACATGCCAAGTGCGAGCATCATTTATTTTTTCCTCATCAGTCGTGCAACATACTGGAGCGCGCGCGGGCGCGCTTATCACGCTCGTATCTTTCGAGTGCATCCTGTAACTGGCGCTCCACCGGCGCGCCCGGTGCCGCACCGCCCTGTAGCGTGATGTGATAGTCATTTTTACTCTGGTCAACATACGACCGCCCGGCGGGGGCGGTGACGGGCTGATATGACTGATAACCACTCAGCGGACCGGATACGGGCTGGTATCCCTGATAACCACCTGCTGCGCCAGTGACGGCGACAGACGCATTACTTTGCGTGACCGCATTTGCTTTTGCGGCCGTCTGGTCGAGTGTGCCGGACTCCTTATTGATGACGCCGAGCTTTTCCAGTACCCACTCTATCCCGCTGCGCAGTTTGTTGAATGCCGCAAGAGGAAGCATCAGCACATCAGCCAGCGCCTGACCAAACATCACGCCGGTGTCACGACAACGGTTAAGCGTGTCCTGCGTCGCCTTAACCGGGGCTATCAGGTTAGTAAACCACTGCCACACGGCCTGTAATTTTTTGCCCAGCCAGTCAAACACCGGCTTAAGGGGTGCAAACAGGTCACCGACCGGCGCAAACGCCGCGCGCAGACCGTCAACCACACCGCTGAAAAAGGCGCTGACCGGCTCCCAGTATTTGTATATCAGGAGCGCGGCGGCGGTAATGACGGCGACTGTCGCCACAACCGGCAGGGCTATTGCACCAATGGCCGATACAATAGCGCCCCCGGCAAAACTAAAACCGGCACTCAGCAACCCGGCCCCGGCTATCAGCGCATTGATACCCGTCATGACCGGCCAGATAACCAGCCCGACGCCGCCCAGCACAGCCGCCAGCCCGGCAACCGCTCCCGCCACCATGACCAGATTTGACGTCAGCACAGGATTTGCCCGCACCCATTCCCCGAGCTTATCCATCCAGCGTGTCGCGCCTTGCGTCAGCGTGCGCAGGTGCTTATCAAGGCCGTTAAAGACATCAAAGCGCAGCCCTGCAAATGCCCCTTTCAGGCGTGCAATGTCACCACTCAGGTTATCCCGTAACGTACCGCCCATCCTGTCGGCTGCGCCGCTGACCTCCCCGAACTGATTTTTAACGCCAGCCAGCGCGCCGAGAAACGCGGGGATCTGGTCGACAGACAAATCCTCAACCGGCGTGCCGAAAAGGGCTATTGCGGCGTTGGCACGCGCAGCCGGGTCTTTGATGGACAGCAGACCCTTCGCGGTTTTCTGCATTGCCACACGGGCTTTAGCGCCGCCGCTGGCGATACTGCGCGACATTTTTTCGGCATTAAGGCCAATCTGCTGATAAGCCGCCACGCTGTTCTTTGACATATCCGAGCCGCGTATACTGAATTCCTTGATGGCGTCGCCGGTTTTATCAAGCGCAAACTTGCCCTGTTTCGACATATCAACCAGCAGTGACATGGCCTCTTGCCCGCTGAATCCGAGGTTTCGAAAGTGCGTGGAATATTCGTGCATAATTTCGGGCATTTCACCGCGCATTTCGGCGGACACGCGCTGCATTCCGGCGACAATCAAATCCAGTGCCTCATCACTGCTGCCCGCCAGACCGTTTTTCATCATGATGGCGGCAATCTGAATACTTTCCGCTGCCTCCTGACCGAAAGCGGTCTGCATATCAAGCGCCTTGCGGGTAATGCGGGACAGCTCTGCCTCACCCACATTGCCGAGGGTGCCGAGCGTACTACGTACTGCCGATACCGCCTCAGTGATTTTTTCAAGGTCTTCGCTCACCCCCGAGGTATTGATGCGCTGAATAACCCCGGCATACTCCGCCCCTTTTGCCGCGTCCTCTCCCTGACGGGCGGCAATCAGTGTGCCGCTTTGCTGCGTGTGTACTTCGGGGGCCATTAACCGGCTACCGGCATACAGGGCGGCGGTTCCCGCGCCCAGCGCAGCGGCGCTGACATTGCGCACGCCAGCCGCCGCCGCTCTGCCGCGCTCATAGCGCTGGCGTACCGCGTTGAGCCTTTCCTGCTGCTGACTGACGCGTATCAGCGCCGCCCGCTGGCGCTCAATGGTGGCGGTGGTGTGCTCGATACTGTCGCGCAGCGTGCGCCCGGCGGCGGACAGGTTATGCGTATCGATGCCGGACTGTTGCAGCTCGGTACGCTGGCGGTGAACGGACTGGCGCAGGCTGTTGTATTTCGCCTGCATGGCGGCTGCACTGCGCTTTGCATTTTCAAAGGCTTTTACCTGCGCCGCCGTGGGACTGGCCGTATTGTGCATCTGGATAGCCAGTGCAGCGGCTTCCGCTTTCGCATTTTTCAGCGCCTTGCCGGTCACGGCCAGTTGCGCACTGGTCGTGCGAAAGCCCTCGATACGCCGCGACTGCGCATTCAGGGCTTTGAGCTCGTCCTGCGATCCCCGGATATCACCGGCCAGCGTCCGGCTGGCGTCCTGCACGGCTTTAAAAGGGCGCGACGCCTGGTCCACAGCCCTGAGTAATACCTGTAACTTTACGTTTTCACTCATTCGTGTTTCCGCTTCGCTGGAGCGCTTTTTCACGCCATGTGATGAGCTCGGTCAGGCTCATGGGATACAGCTCTGATGGCGACCAGTGAAATATCACTGCGATGTCAGCCATCAGGTCATCAACCGACAGTTTTTTCGGAAACTCTACTGCGCCGAACTCGGTGACAAAAAACCGACCACCTTACCGGCGAGCGCCACAAGGTCGGGCAGCTCCAGCGCGGCGACCTCCTGCTCGGTCAGCATCGGGGCAGTCAGGCGCGGCAGCACCTTAATCAGCGCATCAACCTCAGAGTTTGCCACCGCCGCCAGACTGACACCGCGAAGCGTCCCGGCATTGGGTTTCATCAGCGTGACCTGTTCGATGGTCTGCTCGCCACGTTTAACGGGTGTGTCCAGGGTGATCACGTTTTCGTTGCTCATAATGTTCTCTCAGGAAAAAGGGGTTAGCGGCCAGACGTGCTGGCCGGGTTAAAATTACAGGCCGATATTGCGCCGGTGCTGCTCCAGCCGGTCAGTGCCGTTCACTTTCTCCACCATATTAATGGTGTCGATTTCGACCAGCTCCTTACCGTCCATCGTGAGGCGGAAATAGGTGCAGGCCACAGAGATTTTCGACTCGGTGTCTTCACCCTGTTTACCTTCGCCGGTGTCGATTTCTTTCTGACGGCCACGCATGACCACCTCGACCGCCACCGTTTCGCCGGTATCGTCGCGCTGATAGGAGCCTGCAAAACGCACCGGCACAGCATCTACGCCGGTTGCCCCGTAGAGCTCCCATATCACTGCATCAGGAAAACCGCCGAGTGACCATTCCATCGACAGGGCGTCATCGTCGAGGCCAAGGTCAACCGGTGCGGCACCGTTCATCCCCGCCCCGCGATAGTTTTCGAGCTTACGCGTCAGCTTTGGCAGCGTGACTGACTTAGCTACGCCCTGATAGCTGTAGCCGTTAAGAAAGACATTCATATGTTTGAGTTTGCGCGGCATTGCCATTTAGCCAGGCTCCTTAATTGCTGTTGACCGACGACACCAGATCCGCCAGATATTTATCGGTGATGCGCTGGCGCAGGGTCAGGTTTTCGAGAGGGGGAACCGGCGTATAGTCGTAATCGATATACAGCTTACCGGCCTTGAGGGTTGTCGCGTCGTTGGCTTCATCATCAAACCAGCAGGTCGCATCCACGATATAGCCGCTCGTTTTCAGCTCTCGGAATTTGGCGTTGATGCCGTCGACGATATCGCGGATGAGCGTTGCGGTGATGGGCTTGTCCACCGCCCACATGTGCGCCCCGGCCATCGTGTCGGCGATAACCTGCGCGGTGCGGGTGTAGTTTTCAAACAGGAAAAGCGGATCGTCTGAACAGGTGCGGTTTCCCCAGAAGCGAAAACCATCTTTTCGAATAAGAGTGGTGACGCCTGCCTCGTTAAGCAGGTCGGCATCAGTGCCGGGCTCCTGTAAATCCCAGAATACCGAGGCGCTGATACCGGTGACGCCATTCACGCTGACGTTAGACAGGGTTTTATGCCATCCGACCGTCTGGTCGATGTAGGCACGCAGCCCCAGCGCGCGGGCGGTCGCCCATGCCGTTGCCGTGGCGTTTGCCGTGATATCCCATGCGAGAAAGTCCGGCCAGATAACCATTAATTCACGCTGGCCGAACGTGCTGCGGTATTTCGTGGCCTCAGACACGGTTTTACAGCCCCATGCGCTGACATAGCCAAACGCGCGCAATTTCTGACAGACCGGCGCAAGTGCGGCGGCGACTTCGGGCGTATCAAATCCCGGCACGCCGAGAATGCGCGGCTTAACGCCGGTCACGGCCTCAGCGGTAAGCAGGGCTTTCAGGCCGGTGTATTTACCGTTTTTATCCGTGGTGCCGATGATATTAGAAACCGTCTGCGCCAGTGCAGCCTTTGCATCGGTGCCGGTGCCTTCTTCCACGCGCACGACAACAATAACAGGCTTTGACTGGTCCGCGATGGCCTGTAATGACGCAGCCAGCGTGCCTTTTTTACCGGCCTTAGCAATGGCACTTTGTACGCTGGTAATCAGTACCGGCTCGTTGAGGGGAAAAGTTTTCGCATCAGCATCGCTGGCCGTACAGACCATGCCGATAATCGCGGTTGAGACAGTGGAAATGACGCGCGTGCCGTCGTTGATTTCGACAACCTGCACGCCGTGATGATAGTCACTCATCCGGTTAACTCCGTGGTTAAGGGGTGAGAGTATTGTCAGGGCGTCCGGGGCAGGGCGCTATTCGTCATAGTTGGATGATGGACAGGACAACAGAACAACGGCGGGCATCAGCCCGCCTGCTTTACTCCGGCTTTTCCGGCCAGTTGATATCCGGTGAACGTGACAGGTCGGCCTGTTTCAGCGCCCTGATATAGCTCATCCAGTTGATGAGGCTTTGCCGATCACCGTCGCTGATGGTGTCGAGCTGTAGCTCGGTGCGCCAGTCAGCGGTCATGGCGTTTGCCTCAGCGATGCGGCGGTCACGCTCGCTGACGGCCCATGCAGGCCAGTCAGTCACAGGCTGCACAAGAACGGGATACCCGTTATCGCCCGGCGTGATAACCTCCCCCTCTGCCTGCCCGGCAAAAAGGCGGCGGTAATCAGCGTCGCTGACTTCGACGGCATCGGCAGGCCAGCCCGCCGGGGAGTCCTCATATTCGCTTTTGTTCTCCAGCAGGTAAAACCCTCTTACTGCGGCGCTGTAATAGTAGGTCTGGCTCATCGTTAATATCCTATTGCGAGGTATTTACCGCTGCGGGGGTTAGTGTCGCTGGCCCCCTTCTGGATCACGGCTCCGGTTTTATTAAACCCCTGACAGCCTATCTGCTCAGAGGCTCCCCCGGTGGACGGGATCGGGATAACAATCAGGCAGGCATTCGGAAACGCCTGCGGAAAGGTGATGCTCACCCCGTCGCCACCGGATGAGCCGGGAATGGACCACGCGCCGATACGCATTTTCAGCGAGGACAGCGCCGCATTCCACCACAGGCCGTTACCGTCAGTGCTGATGCCGTCTTTGAGAAACGCATCAAGCCAGCCGCCCCATTTCGTGCCGGAGATATTGCCGTCTTCCGCAATCGTCGCCTGACCGGCCTTAAGCGCTTTTCCGGCGCTTATCGTGCCGCTGTGAAACAGTGAATCTTTATTCACTTCCAGCACTGATGTACCGCCAACGGTGAGCGCAACCTTGCTCCCGTCCGCCGCTGCGTTCCAGCCTGCCACTTTCGGGTAAAACATCATCGTCGGAGCAGTGATACCGGAAAAGGCAGGCGAGTCTTTTGTCCCCATGCCGATTTCAGTTAAAAAATCTGCGATTTTCGCGTCTTTTTTAATATCCGTTCCCGGTGCCAGACGGGAGAGCAGAAAGGCGAGGAAAACCTCTTTATCAATGGTGTCTTTACGTAATGTCATCGTCAGCCTCTCACGCCCACACCCGATAAGGGGTGGCAGGGTTAATCGAAAAGGTATCCAGTAAACTGGTGTCGAAATCATCGCGTGTAACACGCAGATTGACATGCCATCCCGGCACCGGTTTATATTCCGGCTCCTCTGCATCAGGATTATCCGCAATATAAACCACGCCGATAATATCGGTGCAGATATCAGGATGATAAATCCCGTCTTCCCCGGACTGATAACCGACCTCTGAAAGTTGCTGATTCATTTCGTCCTTGTCAGCGAATCGCAGATATAAATCTTTCATTAACGTAACCCCTTAATCTGGTTGTCGCTTAATGCGCTGTGCCATATGCGAAAATTTCTTATATGCATTCTTCCCATTGAATTCATGGTTTCTGATAAAACAGAGCTAGCGCCCAGCGCAAGAATACCGGCCTTATTCAGAGCGCTGCTCGTGGTGCGGACGGTAGATACCTTTTCATCTCCAGAAAAAATATTTACCTTTTCTGCATCAAAGCGAATCGTCAGCGGGGTATTTCTCGGCGGGCTCAGCAATGACGGCAGATTCATCTGTACGGCCCAGTATGGCCGGATACCGGTATTAATCAGGTCTTTCCGCAGAAATACAAACCCGGTCATTTGTCCGTCAAGAAGTCGGCCATATGCTGCGTCTGATTCCACATCGCCTGTACAAAAAGAAATGGTGATATCACTTCCCGGCGGGATATTACTGGCTTCCTGAAGCCATACGTTATCCTTTGCGCGCGTGACGGCTGCACCATTAGTAGGAATATAAGAGGTGGGAAAAGAATATTCCTCAACCTGTACCCTTCCCACAATAAATTCTGAACCTGCAAAGCCTGCATAAAGGCTGATTGTTTCCACCGCCCTGACAGCCACGAATGTTAATGAAATACGGGTAAGCTCCGGCAGGTCTTTTGCCTGACTGTATATAACCGATTTATTTGCACCCTCGGCCATGACGCGGATATTTTTACCACTGATGCCCTTCAGCCAGCATGAAAGAGTATAAGTATTACCCGGCGTCAGTCCCGGCACCGCGCCATACACACCACAATAGCTGTCACTTTTAGTCACTATCCGTGCAAGTCCGTTGTCCTCACCTGTAACGACAACATCACCGTAACGTGTCCAGTATGAACTGCCGGGGTCGCTGTATTTGCAGAGATTCGTACTCTGCCCCTCAATCAGTAGTCCCTGTTTTTCAAACCGGGGCTCATTCGTCGCCGCTGTCTGCAAATCACCGGATTTATCAATAAAAGTTGCCGTACTGGCACGCTGAAAGTTCAGGGATTTGGTCGGCAGTTCAAGCGTCTGTCCCGCTATGGTCAGGGTGTCATAAGGACCAAATCCTGCCAGCAGGCGTAAATCATCGTTCAGGGGAGCCCAGACATCAGGAAAGGGGAGCGTTGCGGTGCTCACCGCGCTGATGGCTTCGCTCTGCACAAATGCCGTGGTGGCAATCTGCTGACTGTTATCTCCTGCCCCGGCTGTCGGGGCTTCAGGCGTACCGGTCAGAACCGGGCTGGCCTTCGTGGCGTACTGCGTGTGCGGGTCTTTATTGTTGAGATGCTTTTTCATCGCATCATCAACGTAGTTTTTAACCTCGATAATTTTATCATCGACATACTGGCGGGTTGCCAGCACGACAGCCGGGTCAATTTTAAGGGGTGATGGCGGTCGTGCTCGATACAATCAGGATCATACGAATGGTCTGCGTGCGCCCGCTGCCCTCCTGCAATAATGGCTTGTAGGTTTCGGGACAGTTGGCAACCGCAATTAACACGCCGCTGTCATCATACAGGCCGATTTCACGTATCCAGAAACCACCCTCGTTTTCGGGGATCACCTGCTCGGCGATAATCTGGCCGGGGTTGGTCGGGTCGGTGTTCAGCAGGTTCAGCGGGGCGATACGCTTCTGGTTAATGAGCTTCGTCTGCGCCGGGTCGGGCGTGGGTAATTTGCCGTTAGCATCACCGACAGCCATTTGCGTCAGGTTCAGCTTTGTACCGAGGGCGGCGGCGTTCGCCAGCCGTGCCGCACCCTGACTGGTCAGAATGGCATAATATTTCGCTGTCATGCGTTCACTCTCAGATTATCAATCAAATGAATGGCCGGGGCCGTGTAAAAATCACCGCCGACAATGATCGTTTCGGGGATGTAGGGGTAAACCGTCAGCGCATCACCGTCATAGCAGCCTGCACCGGCATAAATGCTGCCCGTGGCGCTCAGGCTGATGGCAAGCCCGGTCAGGTGGCGGCTTGCCGGTTTCGCGTCGTCAATCAGACGCTCCAGCTCCTGATACATCGCATCGGTGATGCCGCTGTCGAGCACTCCGACGACAAGGCGGAACGTGCCGGGCTCTTCATTGAGCTGCCACCATTCACGTACCTGAATCAGATAGCCGAGCGGCTCCACTACCCGGCGCAGGGCGCTGATGGTGCCCTTGTGCTGATGGACAAAGAACGCTGACGATATAACGCTGCGTTTCGTCGCCTCCGGCCAGTGCTCATCCCAGCGGTCAACGGACAGCGCCCATGCGAGATACGGCAGAAGACTGACCGGGCACGTTGCCGGGTTCCACAGGGTGCGCAGCGGCACCGGCACGCGGTTAATTTCTGCGGCCGCTTTTGCTGCGGCCACCTCCAGCGCGGACGACCCCACAGGCAACAGACGGTCATCACTCATCTGTACCCCCGGCAGAAATGGTGTAACGGGTGCAGTAAGACGCCTGATGGCGGTCAAGCACAATATCGCGAGCCGGGGATGTCAGTTCGACACGCTGCACTCCCTCGACGTGGAGCGCAGCATAGATAGCCGACTGGCGGATGTCGCGCCCGAGCCGGTGCTGCGAGCTGATATAAGCCGAGAGTTTTTTCTCTGCCGCCTGCCGGATGGGTTCCGCTTCGGGGCCGGGGTAGAAATAAAGCGTCGCATCAATCTGATAATTCACAATGCCTGCGGCCTGTACGGTCACACGGTCACCGACCGGGCGCACGTCTTCGGCATTCAGCGCCTTTTCCACCACGGCCAGCAGGTCAGCGCTGGCCGTGCCATTACCTTCACGTGACAATACGGTGATGGTTACGCAGGCCGGGGACGGGCTGACGACAGAAATGTCGGCAACACGTCCGTCGGCGCTGCGGCCGTGGTATTCATACGCCCCGGACGGCCCCGCCACACTCAGCCCCTCAAAAGCCTGCTGCGCGCGCAGACGTAAATCAGTATCGGACTCCATCACCGCCGCCGTGGGGGGAAGCGTCGTGTCGTCAGCCGGGGTAATGGTAAGCCGTCCGGTGTTGTTGTTCGCAGCCATCACGTCAAGGTCGTTACCCTGCGCGTAGGCCAGCATACTGGCGCGGGCGGCTTCGTTCACGCGCTGTCGCAACAGGACTTCGCGATAGGCGTTTTCCTCAAGGAATTTCGTCAGCGGCTCAGACTCCAGCGCCAGCGTGCGGGCAACGGCGTCCTGTTCGTCTTCGGGAAACAGGGAAATCAGCGTTGCCTTCCGGGCGGCGAGAATGATTTCAAAATCCAGCTCCTCGACCACATCCGGGGCGGGGAGCTGGTTCAGGTCGATAATCGGCATGGTTTCAGCTCACGGGAACGGTTAAAGAAAGGCTCTCGCCGGTGTCAGTCTGCTGGCCCGTCAGGTTAACGACCATCTGCCCGTTAAACCGGCGTTCCGTGTTCACGGATGTGAGGATGATGCGCGGCTCCCATTTCAGGACAGCCATATAACACGCGACCATAATTTGCAGCTCAAGGGCTGGCGTCTGCGGCTGGTCAATCATGGCCGACAGCAGGGAACCATATTCACGACGCATCACGCGTGAGCCAACAGGGGTGCGCAGGATATCGCTCAGGCTCTGACGTATATGCTGCACATCGCTGACAGACCGGCCATCGCTCCGGCCCATGCCTTTGTACCGGGCCGTCATTGCGGGCCTCCTGTCATGCCGCCGCTGTCACCGGGGTGTTTATGGGTATGCAGTACCTTGCCGTTTGAGGACAGCGATCCGCCGCTATGTTCAATATTGCCTTTCATCGTGCCGCCTTTTTTCACCTCCAGCGTGCCGGTGGTGAGTTTGTTGGTGCAGACGACCTCCGGCGTATCGAGCGTGATGCGGGTTGATGCTTTGACCAGCACCACCGGCACGCTGGCCGTGATGGATTCTGATGCCGTCACGTCAGCCGTTTTAATGCCGCTCACGGTCAGGGCGCTGGTCTGCGGCTCATACTCAATAACGGCACCGTCGGGAAAAGCCACATGCCATGCGTCAGCCGAGGCCGACGGCGCAGGGTTGTCGTCAGAGAAAATGCCGGGCAGCACAAAAGCCGTATCAAGCTCACCGCCCACAGCGAGAATCAAAACCTGCTCGCCCACTGAGGGAGCCCACCACATGCGCGAGCGCCCGGCGCGGTGAGTAAGCCACTGGAGCCAGTCGGTATACATACCGCCGGTCTGCACGCGACAGCGCCCGGTGCCAGAGTCAGTTTCGACAATGACGCCGGTGCGTATCATGTTGCGCAGTGCGCGGGCGAGTTCCTGAATATCTGCGAGTGTGTTCATACCGGAAAGGATGCCGCCGGACGATCCCGGCGGCAATGCGGGTGGGTTTTGCTGTATGCAGCACAACATGTGAAGCTAAAACAGGTTAAGATTGATAAGTGAAAAATCTTTTTTAACCGCTAATAAGAGGGTTTATGCAAAATAAAAATGAGTTAGATAAAGAGCTGAAGAAAAAACTCAGGCCATTTATATCTTTATGGAAAAACTTATCTCCAGATTTCAAACAGCTTATTAAAAATCTTTTGTTTCTATTGAGAAAACAGGGTATAGAGAGGGTCGGTGAAGAAAATGCCCTAAAGAAGCGACGTGAATTTATAAGTGCCGTCCATGATGGCTGGAAAGAGGCGCAAAAAATTGTTGCTTACGAAGTTACTATCAGATTGGATGATATTGCTGTTTTGAAGTTACAGTTAAAAGAGTTTCAAAAGCAAAAGGATAGTGAGGGTAGAAAGCACAATAATAAATTAATAAGTTCAAAGTCTTTTGAGATAAAAATCCTGCGGCGTTTTATTGATTCCCTTGTCTGGACTCTTTATGACAATGAGCACTCAAGCTTAAGGAGACTTCCTTTACCTAAAGGAAATGATAACCTTAGCAAAGAAAATATAGTCGATTCGATGATTGCAGCAGATAGGATTAACGAGGAATCAACATCTTTTGCAATAATTTCAGATTTGACGACCTTTGTACATGCCGGTGATCTTGTTGTGTTTAAAATAGATGAAGGTGTGTCATTGGTTGAGGTCAAATCAGGTGAGAAAAATATTGCTTTCTCCCATGCTGCGCAATTCTCTGTTGAAACGAATTGCCCATATTTTGACCAAGAGTTTACGAAGGATTTTAATGCAAAGGATGTCGAGCACTACACGAGGACAAAAAAACAGTGGGAACGTTTAACTAATATAACGAACACCATTAACCAAGGAGAAGGGTATGATTATTTTCATAATAAACATGTGAAAATAATAGATAAAAACTTCATGCCGGATTTTTATTTTAATATAATAGTAAAGTGCTGGCTTGACCTTAAGTCAGGAAAAGAATGGAGCATAAATACATTAAATGAATGCATTTATGTTGGAGGGTATAAAGATACAAGCATGGGATTTGTTGGCTTTAACTCATGGATGGATGGGACCAGCTTTAAAGGCGATATCTTTAATATATCTGATAGTATGTATATCAATATGTCTAAGCCTCTCTTTTGTTTGGATTTACCTTATGAACTCATTGAGGATGTGATAAATGGTGACTGTATTTCTGTGCTTTGTTTTGATTGCAGTAAATTTATGGAGTTCGCTAATAAAAAATACCCAAAATTATTCGGGCTTGCTCCACTACCTAAAGAAAACTTAGATCGCAAAGATTTTTTTATGATAGGTAAAAAAGCGATTTACTCTTATGAGAATGGTAATAAAATATTCCTAGGGGGCGGAATGTTGTTACGTATGATTTTTGATTTACATAAGCCAGAGAGTGTCATTGACTGGACTTATAAAAGCAGTGATATTCATACAAAGCTTAACAAACAAGTGCGTGAGCAAAAAAAGGAATTAGCAAGAGATAAAAAAAATAAAATCAAACTGGAAAAACGTGGAAGACGCTTATCCAGAAAAAAATAATTATGTAAAAAAGTTAGGCTGGATCTACTGAATACGAGTCTAACTTTGCTCTGACAAATATTCAATAATAATCTGTTCGACGATAAGCTGGTCATTTTTGGAAAGGCCAAGCAGTTCACGAACAGGATATTGCACGGCGGGGCCGTTGCGCTGCGGCTTATCCTTCATACCTGACTGATGCACCCGCGCAATGCGCTGCACCCTGCTGGTAAACTCCACCGCTGCCGCGTTGCCGTCACCGGTCGCTTTCATGTAGCGATTCGTGCGCAGCTTCGCGAACATTTCACGCTTAACCCGGCCTTTCTTGCCCCGCACTGGCTGACTTTTACGCGGGGTAAAGGGCGTGCCATCGGGGGCGGTCTGCGACTTGATGCGCTGCTGCTGACGCTGGCGCAGTTTCTTCGCTATATCGACCGTCAGACGCCGACGGCCAGCCGGTGACAGTGCGTTTATCAGTCCGGTCAGTTTGTCCTCAAACGGTTTAAGGTCACTCATTCCACTTACTCACCAGTTCACCATTGATAAAGAGCTCCATTGGCCGGGTGACAGGCTCCGGCGGCGGTGGCTCGGGCAGATTCTGCACGTGCAGCGCCGCATCGACTTCCTTAACCAGCGTGCGCTCGGTCAGTAGCAGACTGATACTGATATCAAAACTGCTGTCATTATTGATGTCTGCGTAAAAGGTGAATCCTTTTTTCTCCCCCTCGTCAGTTGTCATGATGTCAGGCTGATACTCCCGCGCCCATGCCATCACCGGCACGAGCAGCAGGTCAAAGTCGCCGGTGAAATCCGTCACCACCACATTGAGCGTGTACTGCTTTTCAAATGACAGTGAGGCGGCAAGGGTGGCGGCGATTTTGCCGTTATCCACGAACAGGCGCAGCATATCGGGGTTAGTGCGCAGCACCGGCACCGCATCAGTGAGGGCGCTGCGCAGACTGTCGGGTTTCAGCATGTAAATCGTCCTGGCATTGTCGGATGGTTTCCACCTGTAGCGCGCAGCTCTCCAGCGCGCGCTCAAGGTTTCGGATGTCGGCGCTTAAATCGCCGTTAGTCGCCGGGTCGCTTCCCGGCATCGGGCAAAGCGTGACGGTCGGGCAACCGTTGTAAACAATCACCGGCTGAGGCGCAGGCGGCGCGTCGGTGCAGGCGGCGCACAGCATCAGGCAAATCAGCGCTGTACCAGCGGCGAAAGGCTTCGTTTTCATTAAGTAACCTCGTGATGACTTTTTCCCGCTGCGCCTCCCGCGCACCGGCGGCGTTCAGCTTTTCGCGCAGTGCAGTCTGCGCCCGTTCGTTTTTGTCTGCCCGGTCAGCGGCAACCGTGAGCTGATTTTTCAGCATCTCTGCCGTGCGCCTGTTCTCACCGGCAATGCGACTCGCCCTGTCGAATGAAACACGCAGGCTGCTGTTTTCGTGCCGCATCCACAGCAGCCCCGCCACGGCAAGTGCCAGCAGGATAATCAGTGTTTTCATGCCATTGCTCCGCCCGCACTGCGCCATACCGTGACCAGCTTATCGAGGCTGTGCTCGCGCTGGCCGTACCCGGCCCCCGGCAGGGAGGCCCATATGTTGCAGCATCGTTTAATGGCGCTTTCAATGCGCCCCTGACGCAGGTCCTCCAGTGCGCCGCGCTCCCGGATGAGCTGTATCGCGAGCCTGTCCTGAGACAGCGGACTGAAATCAGGCAGGGCGAGTAAATCGCGGTAGTGCGGCCAGTAACGGTAAAGCTGCTGATAGCGGCCCGATGCCGTGGACTTGTCGCCACGACGGTTAAAGGGTTTTGCGGGTCTGCCGTGGGCGAAAGGGTGATCGCCGTAGTCAGTGAAAATTTCCGGCCTGCCGTCAGTGCCGGTGACAATCACGTCATAACCACGATTTACCGTCAGCGGGTGCGTTGCGGTGCCCTCTGAAAAGGCAAGCGTGTCAAGAAAGGCCGCAACGTTCTGATGCGTATCAATGACCGGCATCCTGTTCCTCCTTCGGTGATTTCAGACGGCGCTGAATGGCAATCTCAACGACCTGATAACCGGCAATGCCGAGCATGGAGCCGAGGCCACACACGGCAGGCAGGGACATATCAGGAAACTGCACCAGTACCACCCCCGCCACCATTGAAACAAACCCGCCGAGCAACATGCGCCCCACGAAAAGACGCGGGGTGACGGGTTCCCCGCCTGCCAGCACCTTGCCGACCACTATCATTACGCCAATCACAAACAGTGACAGGACGCCTTTTTCACCTTCTGTCATTTTCTCAGTCCCACAGGTTGATGGTTTCAGTAACGGGCGATGACTGAACATCCGGCAGCTCAATGACGATGCCATGTGGCAACACTGCGCCATATTCAGCCAGTCCCGGATTTGCTGCGAGCACGGCCTCAAATACACCCTCAGTGCGCCCGTAATAGCGGGCGCAGACAGCATCAAGCGTGTCGCCCTGTTGCGCCCGCACGTTCATCAGATTTGCCCCACGATACAGCGTGCCTTGTCCTGAATACGCGCCACAGACCAGCGCATATCCCGCCACATTTCATCAATAGTGCTCTCGATGCTGTCAGCCTTTTTATCGCCTCTGGCGCTCGCATCCGCGCCGCGATAGCCCTCATAAAGCGTTGCCGTGGTCATCGAGCACACCGCGCTGACGTAGTGAAAGACACGCACGCTTTCGCCGTCGAGCTGGTCAGTCGGGACATCTTCCAGCCGGGGAAATCCGGCGCTTACCTGCTGCTCGCGCCAGTCGCGCAACTCAGCATTGGTTTCAGCCATTGCCGTTTTAATGGCCTTTCGCAGCCTTGCCGGGGCAACGGTCTGTTCCAGACGCATCCATTCACGCACGCGCTTCGGATCGATATCCGGGAAAAACGGCGTGTTTTTGATGACCAGTTCCTCATCGTCTGGGGGAGGAATAACCAGCGTGTCGCGCTTCTGCGCCGGGTTATTGATTACAAGTGTCGTCATGACAGCCTCGGTAATGGGTGGGCGGTGGACGCCGGTCACTGTTAAGGTGAAACACCTGCACTGACCGGCGTGCCGCCCGGCTCGGGGAGCGTCTGGTTAACTGGCGGTACTGACCGCCTTTCGTGGGCGTCCGCGCTTTGCCGCCGGTGCACTGGCGGGTTTGCGCGTGCGCTGTTTAACCGGTTTAGTGGCGCGTTCTGGCTTTGGTTTAAGCGCGTTGACGAGGCGCTCGATGTCCTTCTTGACGCCCGCCGCGCGGTCAAGCTGCATGGCGCGTTGCAGGTGCGCAAGGGCCTCATTCAGTCGCCCGGCATCGCGCAGCACATAGCCGGTAATTTTGTGCAGTTTTGCGCGCACAACGTCCGGCATATCCGCCTGCTCAGTCAGCCGGAGGGTATCAAGCAGGTCATCCAGCCCGACCGGCTGTTTTAAATCCCGCTGACGCTGCGCTGATAGTGCCACCTCTTCGGCCAGAAGATAGGCCGCGTGGCGCTGGCCTGTCGGCATGGTCAGGCCATGCGCTAAGGCATAGCGGGCAATCTCCAGCGCACCGGCAATATCATCCGCATCAAGTCGCCACAGCATGACGGTCATCACGATATCGTCCTGCGCGCCTTTTCCGCCGCTTAAGACCCCGTTCACCCACGGGGCGTAGAACGGCAGAAGCTCACGCTTTTTATCGGCCTTACGTTCTTTTGAATGGATTGTTGATAGCGTCCGGCGGTCTGCGGCCAGCTTAACCAGCATCTGCTCATAGGCATTTGCATTGCGCAGCGGGGCAGCGCCCCGCCGTGCAGCTTCAGAGGCCGAAACCCGCATCATGTGACGTGCTGCGGGGCTCATCATCGCTTACTCTCCGTCGGGCTGTTGAGAAGACGCCGGGGCGCTTTCAGGTTTCGCAGGCGCGTCGAACTTACCCAGGGTAATGTTTTCAATCACGCACCCGGCGGCATACGCTTCAACCACATAATCAATTTTCATGGATTCGTAGTTTTCGATGCGGTCCTTTTTCGGCTCTTCAATGATGGCGCGACGGTGCGCATCATCCATGAAGTAAACCGACAGGTTATCGAGACGCGTAATCATCAGCGCATCAGCCGGGAAATACGGCACGCGTACCGCTGGCAGGTTGCCGATTCGCTTCTGGCTGATGATGATGTCAGCGGCCAGCGATTCGCTGTTTTCCTGCGTTTTGTTGACGATAGGAAAGTATTTATCAGCCAGCAGTTTGCGACCGGTGATGACCACGAGCTCGGGATCGTCCTGATAAATTTCGTCAATCAGGGTATTGGTGGCGTCCATCACCAGTGCATCGAGGTTTTTATAGTCGCCGTTTTCACCCACGCGAATGATGTCGGAAACGACCCCGTCGTCGTCAGTAAATTTATCCATCACACGCGCCGGTGCTTCATTGCGGTACTTCTGCATCCAGCCCACCGCAACATCCTGTAGCATCGGGTTTTGCTTACGGTTCGAGGTTTCTGCGCGAACGACGCCGTTAAAACCGGCCATGATAAAATCAAGCGACTGGCGTTTAATGATGGCGTCGCGGATACGCGTCTGGAAGTCCTGAAAACGCGCCCACAGGTCGAGCTGTTTGTAACGGATATGAAAATCAAAGTTGATTTGCGCGCACTCGTATTTATTGGATTCCAGCGCAGTGAAGTCAGCGGTTTTACGCTCATCATCCCCGGCGGTATCTGCCGTGCTGGCAATGGTGCCGTTAACACCCACACCGACCTTTTCACCTTTCAGCTCATCAACTGGCACGATGTTAATACGAGTCAGAAACTCAGAGGATGCCTGTAGGGTAGTCATCAGGGTTTGCGTGACCGACGGCTCAACGCTGAATTTTTTCGCCACATCACCGGTGTCGACGCCGTTCAGTTCGGCAACGCGGCTCAGGTAGGCATTGAATTTAAAACGGGTATCTTTACGCATTATTATTCCTGTAATTTCAAAATAAGTTCAGGCCGGGCAGCAATGACACCCGGTGTGTTATCAGCAGTTGGTCAGCAGTTCATCGCCTGTACCGCCTTTCGACTTCTCGCGGCGCGGCTGGCTCAGGCTTTCGGTGTTATCGAGTGAGGTTTTCAGGGCGTTAAATGCCTGAGTGGTTTCTTCCGAGGTAGTGGCGACGTCCTGCTTTAACTGCACGAAAGCCAGCTCCATTTCACCCAGACGTTTTTCATTCGCGGTGAGGTTCGTCTGCACATGTTCAGAAACCGCCGTGACCGCTTCATGCACATCGTTAAAGCGCGCATCATCGCTGGCCTGTTTACGACCGAAAATAGCCTTAACGGTGGCGGTCAGACTGGTGAACATGGTGTCGGGAACGTCTTCAAATTCCAGTTCAGCAAGCGTTGCCACTGAGAAGAGATCGTCAGGCTGTTCTTTTTTACCGGCGAGGGGGTTCTGCGTGGCACGGCTGCAAAACTCAAGGTATTCCGTGCCGAGGCTTGCCGGGTCGTCAGTGACGGCCAGACCGACAAGATAGCTTTTGCCGGTATTGGCAAAATTCGGGCGAATTTCCATGGAGGTATACACTTTCTGACCTGCGCGCACCATGCTGACCAGCTCATCAAGCGGGGCAATGCGGGCAAACAGCGCTTTTTTGCCGTTGAGTGCCGAGTCATCACTGATGGTTTCGGCCTTAACTTCGGTCACATCACCGTAGCGTTTGAGTACGCTGTCAGGGATAACGCTGCGCAGATGTTCAAGATTAATGCGGCAACCGTAGACACGCGGGTCGAACGTGTCCGCCATATCCTGAATGTCATCACCGCTAATGACACGGCCATCGCAGGTGTCACCTTCAACGCCAATGCGAAACCATTTAGAAACTTTCTTTGCCATTGTTCAGATGTCCTGATGTTGGGTTTTAGGTCGGGTGTAGTTTCCCGACTCTGCCCCTCATCAGCCACCGGTCAGGGAAGTGCAATTCCTGACACAACAGGCGTTTAGCGATTAAGCCGTTCCATTTCCTTAGCCTTGCCTCGTACCAGTGACAACGAGGCTCACATGACCATTTCAACCGACCTTTCACTTTTAAATGATCCGCGACGACAGGCCCGCCTCCTGTACTGGCAGGGGTTCGCCGTTCCGCAGATTGCTGACACGTTGCAGATCAAACGCCCGACGGTGCAGAGCTGGAAGCAGCGCGACAAATGGGACGACACCGCGCCACTCAGTCGCGTGGAATCAACGCTTGAAGCGCGGCTTATTCAGCTCTATGCAAAACCTGAACTGACCGCGCACGACTTCAAGGTCGCTGATTTTTTATCGCGGCAGATGGAGCGCCTCGCGCGCGTGAACCGCTACGGCCAGACTGGTAACGAGGCGGATTTAAACCCGAATATTGCCAGCCGCAACAAAGGGGATCGCAGGAAGCCGAAACGTAATTTTTTCAGCGACGAGGCGGTCGAAAAACTGGAGGACATTTTCTTCGGTCAGTCGTTTGAGTATCAGCTCAACTGGCACCGGGCCGGGCTTGAGCATCGCATCAGGCACATCCTTAAATCGCGTCAGATAGGGGCAACATTTTACTTTGCACGTGAAGCCCTGCTGCGCGCCCTTAAGACCGGCCAGAATCAGATATTCTTATCGGCCAGTAAGACGCAGGCGTATGTTTTTCGAAAATACATCATCGCCTTTGCACGTCTGGTTGATGTCGACCTGTCAGGCGATCCGATTGTCATCGGGAACAACGGCGCAGAGCTGATTTTTCTCGGCACCAATTCAAACACCGCGCAGAGCCATAACGGCGACCTGTACGTCGACGAAATTTTCTGGATACCCAACTTTCAGAAGCTGCGCAAGGTCGCATCGGGCATGGCCTCGCAGTCACACCTGCGCACCACGTATTTTTCCACCCCCTCCACGCTGGCGCATGGCGCTTACCCTTTCTGGTCAGGCGAGCTGTTTAACAAGGGACGCAGCAGCGCCGCCGAGCGCGTTGATATCGATATCAGTCATAAGGCACTGGCACGCGGTGTGTTATGCCCGGATGGTCAGTGGCGACAGATAGTAACCATTGAGGATGCGCTCGCGGGAGGCTGCACACTGTTTGACCTTGACCAGCTTCGGCGTGAAAACAGTGCGGATGATTTCCGAAACCTGTTTATGTGTGAGTTCGTCGACGACAAAGCGTCAGTATTTCCGTTTGAGGAGCTGCAACGCTGCATGGTTGATGCGATGGAAGAATGGGAAGACTTTGCGCCCTTTGCCGACCGTCCGTTTAACTGGCGACCGGTCTGGATTGGCTACGACCCGTCACACACCGGTGACAGTGCAGGCTGTGCGGTACTGGCTCCGCCTGTTGTGGCCGGGGGTAAGTTCCGCATTCTTGAGCGTCACCAGTGGAAAGGGATGGACTTTGCAGCACAGGCCGAAGCTATCCGCGCATTAACCGAAAAATACACCGTCGACTACATCGGTATAGATGCAACCGGCATCGGTCAGGGCGTTTTCCAGCTTGTGCGCTCATTTTTCCCGGCAGCGCGCGCCATCCGTTACACGCCTGAAATGAAAACCGCGATGGTCCTCAAGGCAAAAGACACCATCAGGCGCGGCTGTCTGGAATATGACGCAGGCGCAACCGACATCACCCATTCATTCATGGCAATCCGTAAAACCATGACCAGCAGCGGGCGCAGTGCCACCTACGAGGCCAGCCGCAGCGAAGAGGCCAGCCATGCGGACATCGCCTGGGCAACCATGCACGCCCTGTTAAACGAACCGCTTTCCGCCGGTAGCGGGATGCACTCAACCTCAATTCTGGACATAAATTAAAATGGCAAAACAACAAAAGACAGTGACAGACACCACCGCCAGCGCGCCGCAAAAAATGGAGGCATTTACCTTCGGTGAGCCTTCGCCGGTTCTGGATCGCCGCGATATTCTGGATTATGTCGAGTGCGTGCATAATGGCAGATGGTATGAGCCGCCTGTCAATTTCTCCGGGCTGGCGAAGAGCCTGCGTGCCGCCGTGCATCACAGCTCGCCTATATATGTTAAACGTAATATTCTGGCATCAACTTTTATTCCACATCCGCTTTTATCCCAGCAGGATTTCAGCCGTTTTGTGCTTGATTATCTTGTTTTCGGAAATGCTTTTCTGGAAAAACGTTTAAGCGTCACTAACAAACTGCTGAAACTGGAAACTTCTCCTGCCAAATATACTCGTAAGGGTGTTGAGGAAGACGCTTATTGGTGGGTTCCATCATACGACAAACCGCACTCTTTTACGCCGGGAAGTGTTTTTCATTTAATGGAACCTGACATTAATCAGGAACTTTATGGTATGCCGGAATATTTAAGTGCGCTTAATTCAGCCTGGCTTAATGAATCAGCCACACTTTTTCGTCGCAAATATTATCAGAACGGGGCGCACGCCGGGTACATTATGTATGTGACGGATGCCGCACAAAGCAGTGCTGACGTTGATGCGCTGCGTTCCGCGATGCGTGATTCAAAATGACTCGGTAACTTTAAAAACCTGTTTTTCTACGCACCCAACGGAAAGCCTGACGGAATCAAAATTGTGCCATTGAGCGAAGTGGCCACGAAAGATGATTTTTTTAACATCAAAAGAGTAAGCGCCGAAGATTTAATGAGTGCACATCGTGTCCCACCACAAATGATGGGTGTAATGCCAAATAATGCGGGAGGCTTTGGAGATGCAGTTAAAGCTTCTCAAGTTTTTGTACGTAATGAGTTAACTCCCTTACAAGCTAGAATCAAAGAGATTAACGCTTGGATAGGGGAGGAAATCGTTTCGTTTAGCGCTTATAACCTTCCGTGATTATCTTTACGCCCTGTTTAATGGGGCGTTTTTTTATAGTCCTTGATGATTTTTTTTATGTTTTCTATAAGCGGATTAAATTGTGAGAAGTTTATTTTTTCCCGGTTGGGGCGAATGACATATTCTGCAAAGTGATTTTTTCCAAAGTGCTTTTTTGTATCAAAATCACTTTGCTTATAAACAAATGTCTTACCAAGTAACTTAGTGTCTAAAGTTTCTTTATCGAAAAAATCTTCAATGGCACTATCTTTGCCATCTTTTAGTGGGGTTTGCATAATATAGAGATTCTTCACAATATGTACAAATTCATCTTGGTCTGTGAATGGTTTACCAGTGATTTGGTTTACCAGTGAGCGCACAGCCTTTGCTCCTGAGTCATTATCAATTAAAATAATCACCGGAGATGAAGGTGTAAATCTCTTAAAAAGTTCATAATAACTACTGTAATTACTAATTAGATTGCCAATGTCGCCTGTTCCACCATTTATTCTAAATAAGTCTTTTATGGTTGCAGTTAATCCTAAGAACTTTAGCTTTATTTCCTTTTTTTCAACCAAGCTACGATGTTTATGAGATAGTGAAAGAAGAGCGGACCGGAGGTAGAGAATATCCGTTTTACCTTCGCAAATAATAACAGGCATGCTATTGGTTACAAAATTTTTGAAAAAAAGGACATCACGATACATTCTTTCATTTGCGTCAAGAACACTGTCGATTTCTTTCTTTGGAGCCTTTTTATTAAGGATGCGAACCTTGCCGGTTCTGGTGTTATTAGATTTCCTTACTTGATAAATATATCCCAACACTCCAATTAAGTAATTAATATCTTTTTTTTCTGCGGGATTGCCGTTTATTGAGTAAATTTCCTTACCATTTAAAATTTTATGCCATAGCACTCGGGCTTTGTTTCGATACTCACTTCTTATATTTATCTTTTTGTTGACTATTAATCCTGTGACATCTTGTCGTGAGATTTTATTTTGAAGCCTGCTCTTTTTTTCATTAATGAAAAAACCATTTAGCTCAACAGCTTTTCTCAAAGAACGCCCTGCAACAACTACTCCGTTCTCTTCATAAGCTATTTCCCGTGGGAATTTATTTTCATTTGTTGAAAAGGACAGGTCGTCAGCATAGCGAGTGTAAAATAGATTGTATTTATAGGCCAGATTAGCAAGGCGTATATCTAAAATGCCACCTATCAGATTGGATATTACTGGGGAAGTTGGAGCCCCTTGAGGAAGTTTTCCATTATGACAGACGAGGTTTGCTATTGAATGGGCAATATCTTTATTAAGATGGAAGTGCTTATTAGTTAAGAAATAACCATAAACTCGACCATAATGAATACTATCAAAAAAATCCTTTAAGTCTATGTTAAGCACATGTTTTTTATTTCGATGTGGTGTAGCATTACTAATTATGGATTTTCCTTTCAAAAAACCATGTGCAATAGTGGTTAAATTTTTATCGTGGGAGCGATGTCCCTCTAAGATATTTATCGTCTTCTGGCAATCCTGCAAAAGTGCTGATAATTTCCTTTGTATATTTTTGAGCTCGTCCACAGGAGCGTTTATTGTACGTTCTCCTCCATTTTTCTTTAAAATCTTGAAAGAGTGATAATTAGAAAGCCCATGCCTAAATCGTCCATGTAGTACATATGTAAAAGCTTGGAGCGGTACTGACAACAATGATGCCAGATCATCTAATGTCTTTGTATCTTGCAGTTGCTTTAATTTATTATTTGTTGTAGGCATGTTTATTTAATTGTAAAAAGATTGTTTAAAGGGACTATAGGCACTCATTAAGCTCATTTGCATACCATTACTGATAATGCAACATTCTGGACGGCATTCCACCGGACATTTTTTTCACTTATCACGCTGCGTGATAAAAAATCTGCCTATAGCCCTTGTTTTTTGTACCTATTTATCTCTCAAAAGTCAAGTTATACTTACAATGCATTGTTGTCACATAACAGTTTTAAAAAAAATAAGCTCAAGCGCGCAATGCTCTCCCCGCCACGCCTGCCCGCTTGATGTGTCGCTTTTAATGCAGGTGCGTGAGGTAATCCACTATGCGCCAGCGTTGACACATCACCCACAATAAGGCTGATAAATTTGCATGCAGATTCATGCACTATGTACATGCATAGCGTAAATTGTTAGAAAAGAGGCATTTGCGGCGTAATTTCTATCGGCGTTTTATGTCTGAGTTGTTCAGCTTTATCGTGAATAAGATACTGCACACCTTCTGCAAAAGTTACGGGATGATCGAGGGCAAGGAAAAATACATAGTCCATAGTCTTGCCAAGCCAGAATCCACCACCAAATTCCTGTCGGCGCTGGAACATAACCCAACCACCTGGCACATAGCGTGTCAGTGTTTGATTTTCCGCAACTACTTGATAATTATTATCACGCCCACCCATTTTGTGAACCTCGCCTTGCTTTTTTGTTCGACCCCTCTGCAAAAACTCTTACAGCAGAGAGGTCGGAAAAACTACTCAGCCTTATAAAACATTTCTTCTTCTGATTCGTTGTTTTCGCTGTTTGCCAAGTCAGCAATGAGAGTTAGTGCAAGCTTTAGGTCTGATGGCTTGCAGTTTGCAATCAGAGATACCTCGGCAATGAACTGTACACATGCCCACTTTTGATGTGTTCGGCTGAAATGTTCCCCAACCATGAAATCCCTCCCAACTTTATTACTGTATATTTATACAGTATCATGTAATGATAAAAAATGTGAAGAAAAATATCATTCATCTTGTGAATGTATGTGCATGATATAGAGGTGAATTAATCGCCTACCTGAACGCATTTTTCTGCAAGAGATACTACACGGTTCATAAGCTCCTTAGCTTTCGCGTGATATGGCTGTTGCACAGAAAAAATATTGCCCTTAGCTGTACCTTTAAGCCATTTCCCGTTAAAGCAACTTTTACCACCCGCCATCAGGTGCATGGCTTCGCCTCGGCTGATGATGATGCCAGTTGTCAGGTGTATCTCGTCGATAGTTTTCACTATAGCTGCGTTTTGCTCATCCGTGCCGTGGGTGAATTTTCGTCGTATTGATGGCTTTTTCTTCCTCAGTCGGTTGGTCAACTCTCGTCTTTCACGCCGAGTCAGAGATTTTGTTAAATCCAGTATCGGTGGATCGCTTTCGCTTCCCGTACAGTTATTGACAGAACTCCGAGAGGGCGCAGGAGCGCCCTTAAGGTCAAGGTCCAAATCAACGGCACGCTTTGGCACAATCTTCCACTGCGTGAGCCGGGTTAAAATCGGGGTGCCGGCACCCACTTCAGCATCATATACGCCACGGATGCAGACAGTTTCCTCACCGTACTGGTTAAACTCGTTGCGTGGTTCATACAGTGTGCGCACCTGCAAATCATCACGACGGACAAACGGCCCGCCCTGCGCATTAACATAACCCGCCCAGTCACCGGCGTCAGCGGCGTCATGGACGGCGGCAAACTCGACACTAAGGCCATGCGCTGTTTCAGTATCAGCAAGACGACGCAACTCACGATAGACCGTCACTGGCGCACCGCCGATAAACTGAAACTGACGAATATGCCAGCGTGCCGCCCATGCTGAAACGGCGGGCGCTGACTCTTTCAGAAGCTCGCCGCTTTCATCATCGGTTTCGCCATCAAGAGCATAACCATCGATATTTTTCGAAATGTATTTAGCCACATAGCCGGTTGCGCTGCCTTTTTCCGGGTCAATAGCTTCGGCGTGGAAACGCGCCTTTCTGGCTTTATCGCTTTTCAGCTCGTAGCTGTCCTCCTCTCGCGCATAATCCTGAATAATCTGGCGCACGCGTTCGACGTTTTCCGGCAACATAAACATAAGCATGTGCCAGTGTGGGGTTGCGTCGTGATGAGGTTCAGCAACACGTATGCCGAAAATGCGGATGTCTTCCCGGTGCAGTTTGGCACGGATACGCGCCCACAGGCCCGTAAGATAGCCCTGCGTATCTGAGGGGCTGGCACCATTCCATTTGCTGTTACGGTAGCCTGCTTTGGTTGTGGCGTGATATTTGGAGGGTGCAGTCAGCGTGTAAAACTCTCCGACATAGCCGAGCTCATTGCAGATATTTTCAAATCCACGAATGCGGGTCATCAGCTCACAGCGGCGTATTGCCGGGTTAGCCACAGAGCCATCGTATTTTTCAATCAGGCTAATGCGGTTGCCGTCTTCGTCCTCAAGTTCCAGCCCCTTGAGAAATTCGCGCGTGCGGCGCTTCTGCTCGCGCCAGTCAGTCACGCAATTCTTACTCGCATGGGCATGTTTAATTTTGCTGACATTGCCGACAGCAATTTGCAGGTGTTCACGCCATGCAGCCGCGACACGGCGAAGACGCCCACGCCACCACGTATCAGTAAACATGCGCATAATTGCCGGGGCAACTTTGTCCTGGTCAAAATATTTTGTGGTTGTTCCCGCCCAATGCGGGGGAGTGATGCCAAATTGCAGGGACAACAAACCGGCATGCATATACCAGTCATGTAACGTCGCCAGCTCGCCTTTATCAGCGCTGGTATCGTCGTTGTTAGCCAGCTCGGCCCGAATGAAGTTAGCGATATCAGAGGCCAGCAGGTCAATATCGGCCCGTGACATATCCGGGAGACGATTGTAACGTGCAACCATATTGACCATTCGCGAGGCCAGATACTGCATTATCTGCGTATCGAAATGACTTTCGAAAACAGCGACTGATACGTCGCTATTTATGCCTGCGCGCTCGTATTTCTTTGCGACCAGTTCGAGGCGCGGCAATGCTTTTTTACAGAAACTGATTAAAAAAGCATTGGCCCGCTGACTGCCCTGATTTTGTTCCAGCGCTGTAGCAACGCGGTACACCTCAAAACGTATACACTCAGGCTGGAGAGAAAGTGCTTTCCGTGCATGCAGCAAAGCCGCGAACATACGGTCGCGGCGATACTGTTGGTCATAAGTGAGGTAAGGGCTGGCTATTGCCGACCGTGGAGCATTCCACGGATAAGCGAATGAAAAAGCCAACTTATACCCCCCGGTAATGTTTGTTTTTGAGCTCTTCTATTTGCTGGCAGGTCACGCAAAAAGCCACCCCCTGAACCGCAATACGGCGCGCCTCGGGAATGGGAGCGTTACATTCTTCACAGAGAAAGCGGGAAGGTGCAGCGATACGGCTGCGGGCATGGCTGATGTGACGCTCGCGGTCTTCCTGTTCGCGCTGTTGTGCCAAATCCATTGCATCGGCCATCAGTGCAGCTCCTGAGATTCATTTTCAAAACGAACAGCCTCGCGGCGCAGTAGCTCTGCGGCCTCTTTACCGCTCATGCCCTCTCTGGTGATATGGACAGCCAGCGCCTCAAGACGCATTGAAACGGCGAGCGCGCGGTCTTTCCGTTCTTCATTTTTTGCAGCGTTCAGCAATACGACCAGTGCGTCGCTTTCAGTTTTAAAATTACGGGTTTCGGTATTTCGCATAATTAATTCTCCTGATTTTAGGCAATAAAATGCCCGGCGGGTTTACGCCATTAATTAAAAGTTATTTATTTAGATATGATGCATTCGTGTACTGAAAAGCGTCGGGGCAAAATGCTACCCCAGCGAGTTATTTCATTCATTGCCTGAATAATCAGCCTGCGCCGTTCGATATCAAAATACTCAAACGGCTGGCCTACCTCGTCAGCGCGGAAAGCGCCGGGGGTAGTGCGGTTAGCCAGTGTCATTACTACGAATTTAAAACTTTCATCAAGTTTATTAAAATTGCGCAGCGCACGGTTTTCCGTCGATTTTAATTTCTGATGGAAACGGGCAAAACATTCCTCACCACTCATTTTCTCCGGCAGTGGTTCAGCATAGTCAGTATTGTTAAATGGTCTTGCAACTGAATTAACAGGTGTATACATACGATTCATGATGACCTCAGAAAAACTTTAACGCGACTGATAAAAGATTTCTTAGCTCCGGTACGCAGACCATTTAATAATGCAAACTGATTGCGGCTCGGATGCCAGCGCGTGCCATTCTTCCCGATTATCCAGCCATGTCCATAGTGCATGGATGGGCTTTGCTTGCTGAGCAGGGATGCGAACGACGGTTCATTTTTCAACATAACCACCTCACATCATGCCAAATGACGCACCGATACCGCTCATGGTATCAACCGCACTCGACATTGCCGGATTAGCCTGGATACGAGCCTGTAACGCCAGCGCCGACAGTGACAACATACGGATACCCGCGTTTACGCTCGCAATCATGCTTTGTTTACGAGACGGGGTAAGGCGCTCACTGGACACCGCACCACTTGCCAGCTCACCTAGTTCACTCATGGCGTGCATGACATATGACTGTAATTTCTCTTTAGCCAGTTCATTTACCGGTACGCATGGCAAACAATGGATCTGAGCCAGAAAGCCATCAACGAGGGTTGAGTCTTCGGTCAGGTCGGTAAGTGTCCATATTTCACGCGGCGTTAACTGATGCGGTTGCTCAGGGTTTAATTTGTTATAAAGCGTATGAGGCTTAATACCTGCTTTTAGAGCAAGCTCTTTAACATTATGTGATGCCGCGAATTTTCTACATGCTTCTTCGAAAAGCATATGTGAGGAAATACGAAAATCTAACATGCTGTAACTCCCTTTAACTTGCAAAATCAAGTTACTGAAACACGGCATAACGTGAATTCATCGCTTGGGCTAACAATTTTGCGCGGAACGCAATCATGTTAATTCTACCAAGCCCGCCTTCCCGGGTGCGTGGCACCAAAAGCAATTCGCCACGCTTAACCATTTCTTTCACAGTGTTTAGATGGCATCCATACAGTTCGGCAAAATCCTCATATGACATAAAGTCAGGGCCAGAAGGGATTGCAATTTGAAGATTCATAGGTGACTATCTCCGGTTAGATTCATTTTTTGGTATGTTCTCGCACATTCTCAGGGTGCAGAACGGATATTACTTTCCATTTGAAAACCTGTAAAGGTTGATTTGAAAATAATTAAGGTGTCCATATGGATATTGAAGGGCAGTCCGTTAAAGAAGTCATCGATAGAATCCTTATTTCTTATGGAGTTAGGACTCGACAGGCTTACTCTGACCTCGCGAAAATCCCATTGCCAACAATCAGCAATTGGGCTAAACGGGGCAAGGTTCCCGGTGATTACATAGTTCAATGTGCCCTCGATACCGGTGCAGACCTTAAATGGCTCACAGGAGGTGGTGAACTTACAAATGTAAGTTGTGAACCGGGTAATTATCCCATGCGGGGAATCAGACTAATGGAGGCTATGCAAAGCTCAGGCGGGAAAGAGATTTTGCAGCGCATCATGCAGGCTTACGGCTTCACCATGCAAAAGGAGCTGGGCGACCTTCTCGATATACCGTCAGGCACTATGAGCGCTTGGGTAAGGCGTGACCATTTCCCCGGCGATGTGGTTATAGTTTGTGCACTTGATACGGGCGCATCGTTATACTGGTTGGCCACCGGTATTGGACCCATGAATGAGCAAAATACAAAAGTAGATCCCGAGCCGCTAACAGCCTTGCCTGCTGGCCTTCGGCAAATCTCTAAATACAGTATTCAAACGGGTAAGCTGTCGAATAACGGAACTTGGTTCTGCGATGAGTCACTGATTGAAGTCGGTATTAACAATCCTGTTCTGATTGAAAAAACAGGTCAGCGCTGGCTCATTGATCTTGATGCTAAAAATATTGCTAACGGTCGTTGGCTTATCGATGTCGATGGGACATGTGATGTCTACGACATATCACGGCTTCCCGGCAACAAACTTTCTGTTAAAAATGACGCCTCGCATTTCGAGTGTCTGGCAACGGAGGTTAAATTCGTCGGCATGGTCTTTCTTACCTTGAGCAAAAGTATTTAGGAATGGCGGCTAAGAAATTACCTTCCGGCGAATGGTTATGTGATTTTCGCGTTGATGGCCGTGAAAGCCGTCGTGTGCGTAAACGCTTTGCTACCAAAGGCGAGGCGGTCGCTTATGAGCAGTATTACCGCGATGAGGCTAAAGATAAGCCATGGATGTCAGAGAAAGACGACCGTCGCAAACTCAGTGAAATTATTCAGCTTTGGCATAACCTGCATGGGCAGGCCCTTGTTGCCAGCAAGTCCCGGCTGGCTAAACTGCAAATCGTCTGCAATGGACTCGGCGATCCGATAGCTTCGCAACTTACCGCTAAACATTGGGCGCATTATCGCGACCAGCGTCTTAGCGGCAAGATTGATAATGGCTACCATAAAGATCCTGCTAAATGGGTAGCAAAACCGATAACGGTCAATCGCGAGCAGCAATATCTTGAGGCCGTATTTAACGAGTTAAAACGGTTAGGGGAGTGGAGCTTACCGAATCCTCTTGATGGAATTCGTGTCTTTAAAGAAGCTGAGAAAGAAATGTCCTGGCTTACGCTGGAGCAGATCCCTCAACTTATGTTGGCCTGCCAGAAGTATGGACATGAAGACCTTGCACAGATTGCTGAAATTTGTCTGGCAACTGGTGCGCGGTGGGGGGAGGCAGAACGACTAACCCGTCCTCAGCTTTCGCCGTACAAACTGACGTTCACAAAAACTAAAGGCAAAAAGAATCGCACTGTACCCATTCCAAAATGGCTTTATGAAAAATTAGTTACCCGTCAGGGAAGGATGTTTAAGCCCTGTTATCAGGAGTTCAAAAAAATGCTTTTGCTCACAGATATTGAGCTGACAGAAGGGCAAAAGACGCATGTATTGCGTCATACCTTCGGGGCGCATTTTATGATGAACGGCGGGAATATTCTCGTACTTCAAAAGATACTCGGACATGCAAACATTCGTGAAACAATGAAATATGCGCACTTTGCGCCTGATCATCTTGAGCAGGCTGTTGAGCTAAATCCTCTAAGTTTGATAATGTCCACCGATTGA